CTGTCTTTCGTACTTCGCCTTTAGTGGTACTATGAGTGTGTAGGGATTCGCCACATCGAGGACAGTATCGAGGCATTTAGAAGCCTCAGTTGTCTGATGCGGTAGACTGAATTGCCAGTGCCATCCACGCCTTAGAATCTAATTTTATTACTCTCGCTCTGATCCTGGCGGTGACGTATACGTCGGTTGCGCCGATATTCCCTACGTTGGGACCGGCGACTAGGTACAGCGTGTCGTTGACCACGAAGAATGCTTCAGACAATTTGGCAGGACCGAAGTTATCAGGATACATGTCAGTAGAATGAGATGCGATGCTGTTACCGATATCAATCTGCAAAGCGCCTGAAGCAATCAGACTCTGATCGGAGGCTTGAACCAGTGCAGTTCCGGGATTGAGGTCTGTGAGTTGAACGGTTATGCCACCATTGGCGGTGAGCATTGTTGCCACAGCCCCACTGAAAGAAACTGAATCTTGGTAGATGAAGTCGACGGATTCTATTGCAATCGCTTGACCAGTGGGGACGTTCACATATGCCCCAAGGTCAATCGTGCCTTGATTCCGAGTGTTTGAAGCCATTCCGGCTTCAAGGATTACAGTTTCAGTCAGATAAAATGAGCCGGTCTTTGAGGTCACCATATTACAATCCAGTTACTTTAGGTCTATAAAACTTAACAAAAGCATGGTCCGCGCTCCGCACCACAGTTAATCCTGACTATTCGTTGGCGTCGCCCGATAAAGCCCGACTAGCCCGTCTCTGCGTTCCGCCTGCGCCAACGTTGCGCAATGGGGCTTTGTCTATGAAGTAGTAGGGGGTATCTGCTCAGTTTAAGGCCATACGTACGGACGAATTGATATATCCGAAGGGTTTCGTAGGTACATGGACGAAAAGAAGATCAGAGAAGATGAACCTATGAACTGGATGGAAGTCTCAAAGGCAATTGATGAATTGAAGAGGGATATGTTGACTGCTGACCTAGTAGAATGGCTTCAGAGAGGCCATGAAATCCTCTATGAGAAGGAGAGGGATGAATGAAGTGCTTGTGTGACTGGGTGATTTACTTCCCTGAAGAGAATCCCTGTCTGCGATGTGGAGTGTGTGCCTAAATGGATTCTGTCCGCTTTGAGTTCAGAATACCAGTGCAAAGCAAGGCCTATTTGTGGTTGCATGAGATAAAGGACTCTGGGGAGAACGTGAGTCGTGCTCTACGGCTCCTTATCGAAACTCATTCAGAACTGTTTGATAAGTTGACCATCGAGCAAAACCGTGTCCTGGCTCTGAAGAGACAAATATCGGTTCTTGAGAACTCTGGTAGTCCAGACTTCAGAGCGTCTCTGGCGGCGCAATCTGAACACGCATCGTTTAAGAGAAAAGTTGAGCGTGGCGAGAATCCTTATGAAGATTAGAAAGGTAGAGGATTCAACCAGCGATTCTTGAATAGTTCTTCAGAGTAACTTCCAATCACCTCGATGCCTGCCCTGGCTACTTCACTTCCACCTAAAGTCAGACCTGCTTGCATGAATCGATTAGCCAGCATTAGTGATTCAGCCTTAGCAGGATTCTTGATGATGTCTACTGGGTCGGTGATGTAATCAACGTAGGTTTCGGCACCTTCGGCGCCCCCTATGGCATAAGATGCGGCTAAGCCAGTGAGGGCCGCAACCTCGACTACTGCAAGAGGACCAGTAAGTGCTGCTGCGGCTGGAATAGCCATAGCAATTTGAGGCGACCAGATAAGGCCGAGTTGCACCCCCAGCATTAGAGTCTCGGGTGCGTCCTTCCAATTAAACTCGTTATCATCAAGTATAGCTATACCATACCAAGCGCCGAGGGCGCTATACGAAGTAAGCCGTTGCCAGCGAGAACCGAATCTCATGTCGCCAACTCATACGACCTCTTCTGACGCATAAGATATGTCAACTCTTTCTCTTTGGCGACAATGATTGAAGTAACATAATCACATGGAGGGATATAGATTCGTGAATCCACTGGCAGAGAGAAATCGGTGAAGACGATTCTCGTGATGTGAACCTTGTTTGAAGTAGCAGCCTGGCAAGTACCCCAGTTAGTCTGATAGTATTGGCTCACTTCTGGAATGGGTGAAGCAGGGTCAGGATTCAAAGTTGCATTGAATGTTCTGGTTCTTCCGTAGATGACTTGAGACATATCGAAAGTTGATTCTGGAAAGCCAGGGAGGTCGGCTGTTCCGGCTGGGTCATTGAAGTGAGCCTGGGAGATGTCAGCATCAGTCAGGAACTCCGTGGTGATCAGATCAACAACATAGCAGGATAGATTCCCATTAGGTCCAAACTCTTCTTGAATGGTTGACCCAGCGAAGAAGGCAGTTAGGTCTTGCCAGTTGTAACCAGACAAGTCATAGTAAGACCTGGTAACAAAGGAACTGTCGGTGACCTTATGCCACTGGTCACCAGTAACCAGGTAAGTGAAAGGTTCAGACACACTGTTCTCAATCGTCGCTCTAGCAAATATCTTATCCAGTATGCGCGGACCTTCAAGACTCATTTCTTCACCGCCTTGTGTGCCTTCTTAGCCAGGGCGGCGAAGGAAGACCGAGGATGTTTCTTCTTCAGACGCTTGTAGGCTGCTGCATACTTCTTGTTGTAAGCACTTGGACCGCGTTTCCTACGCTTAGCGCCAGCTGGAGTTTCCGCTGGTTCGTAGGCTCTACGTGCTGTCTTTCGTACTTCGCCTTTAGTGGTACTATGAGTGTGTAGGGATTCGCCACATCGAGGACAGTATCGAGGCATTTAGAAGCCTCAGTTGTCTGATGCGGTAGACTGAATTGCCAGTGCCATCCACGCCTTAG